TCCCTCAGCTATCTGCTTCTTCTCAGCCTCAGTATATACAGGAAATTCTTTTATCATAGAAGAACATTTCCTCATGTAATTCAAGTCAAACTTCATATCGCCATTATCTTAAACACTTCAAATATACGAAAAAGATATGATTCTTGGAAGTAAAAACGTAGCTAATTTTACTACATATCAATTATATTATATCAATAATACGGTAAGTGTCTGAAACACAGTTGTCCATTTTGTGACATGTGTATTAAGAAGCTTCGCTACCCTCTCTAGGAAAATCCATTATAAACTATTCTTACCTTTAATAACCGCCTATTGTTAATTAATAACTTGACTAATGAATTGATGTTAGCTAACGCATTTTATTATTCAAAGTAGATAACTAAAAATCATTAACTTAAAAACCAGTAGTATGTATGTAAATAAAGATCTTAATAATACCACCAAAAATACTTTATGTTTAAATTATCTGCATATTTATCACATCTTTTTGTTCGATCTTATTCGCATAATTACTACCTATGTTAAATGTTAATGAATTTATATACTTACTTCTTTTCTGCGCTAAGGCGTGAAGTGCCAAAGGGAATCGGCAGGGTGGATCGTGAGTCGCTCCGCTCCTGGCCGGCCATGGAAGGCAACCACCAGCCCCACGCCATGACGCCGCCACCTTGTTCATTGGCTTCCAACAAGAGTCACCTAAAAACAATACTTGTCTATACAATTATCTCTACGGTTCCAGAAGTTAAATAAGAACTATTTGGCTTTAAGGAAAATTGTTAGTTAAAAAGATGGTCGATTAAGTCATCTGGTCAAATAAAATCCTTATATTCGCGATACGGTCGGTTGGATGAGTTGGTTTAGTCGGTGGTCTGCAAAACCATATACCTCGGTTCGAATCCGGGACTGACCTCTATGCTATTTGCATATCCTTTAAAAACTAATTAGATAAGGAACGGTGAGAGATCATAGTTCCTTTTTTTATAATATATAATTACAAAATCTTTATCTTCTTCAATATATACACCAATACCAACAATATCATCAAGATACCAGCTACTATCCACACTATAGGCCATCTTGATTCCTTCTTATCATCTACGTCCTTATGTTCGATGTCTGTCTTCTTGTCAATATCCTTAACACCGGTAATCGTCTTATCAATGCCAAGGGAATCGACCGTCACCGTGCTATCCAGCCGGCCGATGACGATATGAGCGTCCGTCTGGGAGGACACGGGTCGCTCCCCAGTGGATGGATCCACATCCTTCGTAGTATCGAATTTCCTCTCAGTTATGACAATATCAGCATTAAGATCAGATGTCCTGATCTCTACGATCTTCCGGTCCATGACCTCATCAATCATCGTCTCTATCCTGCTTATCAAACGATTATCTATAGACGTGTCGCTAACCTGCCTCCTGCTTCCACAAGAGGACAGGAATAGCGACAGACCTAAACAAAAAACAGCCTTAAGACTTATCCTTAACCTTATCATCAGCAATCTTCTTTATATCGTCAAACATCTCGTCAGGTATGTTTTTAGAGAAGCCAAACATCTTGAATACGTTTATTCTCTTGAATACAGCCTTGAACACCTTAACCAGATAAGCGTCAGTGAAAGCATCCCCTATCGTATTCAGGAAAAGCATCACATATCCAACAAGGGCTATATACACCCCATATTTGGTAACGGTAAGTATCATGCTAGCCTCCTCCTCGATCGGGTATAACGTCTTATATATAACACATAATGTCATTACTATAAAACAAGACAAAGCGAACTCCTTAAGAATATCAGTAAACCTGACCTCCCTAAACCATCTCTTGAAACTAAACCTCCTCCTACGGCTTCTACGGAGCTTCCAGCCCCTTACGCTTTGCGCTAACCTAGCCAAAAAATTCGCTATTAATACTATAAGTAATACGGTCAATAAATGATGCACTGGCTGGAAGTAAGCCCAACAAGAAGCACCATACGCAAGCGCTATATTCCATAAAGCCCCCACTCGCTCTATCATGTCTTTGTCTTTCATTTTATACCATATACGCAAAGTTAACCACTATACCGTTAAGTACCTAAAACACCACGGCGTGTATACCGTTCCTCGTATCAAGGCTGTCAAAATGCAACCAACCCACCTTCCCTTCAAGCCGGAAAGGATATGGTAACATATCTTGATGATCCAAAATCAAGCCTCTGGCCTGTTCCGCCGTCATTGACTTGACATCGAAATCCCCAGCCTTACCCAACACATGAGCGGATAGATAAACATCTTTCTTATCCTTGACTATCTGGCAGATGTTGCATCTAAGACCACGTTGGGAAAACTGCCCCTGCTTGTCCCAATTATTACAATACATAGGCTGTTTAATTATATCCCTCCGTAATATAAGAAGATTATGGAGAAACGCTGTATCAAGAAACTGCCACGATCTGTCCTTCCACTTATTATATGTATGAGGACATACCAATTCCACTATATCAAAATACGAACCTAGTTCTCTTATAATATCATATCTATTCATATCATCCATTTTTTAAATAATGTAAAATAACAATACCGCGATAACCCGATCCTCCTCGACCGCTCGTAGCCCCACTACTAGAAGCTTTAGAGGCTCCTCCTCCACCACCTCCATAATAAGTGGCATTACCTCCATTTTTGCCATTAATAATAACACCCTCAGTATCCTCAACTCCAGCCCCATCACCTCCTCCGTGATTACCACCTTTACCTCCGGATAAAAAGCCTGTATCCCATCCTCTTGTATAAGCTCCCGATCCACCACCAGCGCCCATAGGATAAGGGTATCGGTCAGGATATTTGTTGTTAAAAACATATGATCCATCTTCC